ACAAGCAACTGGTTACTTGACGCTGCTCCAGACGCCTACCTGTATGGCTCTCTTTTGCAAGCGGCTCCATACTTAGCAGAAGATGAGCGCATACAGGTGTGGTCTACGCTATATGCTGGGGCGGTGTCCAGCTTGAATGCGTCTAGTGAAAAGAGCAAGCACAGCGGCTCTGGATTGCGGATGAAGGTACGGTCTTACTAAAATGTAACTTTTGCGCTATAGTGGGCGCAGATATATCTAACGGAGAAAACGAATGAGTTTTTCTAACACATTTGAAACACATGTTTTGCAGTATGTGTTTACAACAGGCAGCGTGACCCGTCCGACAGCTTGGTATGTTGGCTTATTTACTGCTGACCCAACTGACACAGGCTCAGGCGCAACTGAGATTACTGGGAACAACTACTCTCGCGTAAGCGCTACATTCAGCGTATCTGGCGCAACAGCAACAACGACTGCTGCGGTAGAGTTTGCGGCTGCAACAGGCTCTTGGGGTACAATCTCGCACATCGGTATTTTTGATGCATCATCTGGCGGCAACTTGATTGCGCACTCAGCATTGTCTGCGTCAAAAGCGATTGGCACTGGTGACGTTTTCCGCATCCCAACTGGTGATCTTGATATTACGCTAGATTAATGCCTTACAGATCAGGATACGGCATTGATACATTTGGCACAGGCGTATTTGGTACGACTGGCGCTATAGACGGTGCTGTTTCCGCGTCCTTAACGTCTAGCGTTACGGCAGACGCTGAAGTTGTTAAAGTTGGCGCTGCTGCAATCAGCGCAGTATCTAGCGTTACTGCGAATGCTGACATTGTTAAGGATAGTTCGGCTAACGTCACGCTGCAAAACATAGTTGTTACAGTTGCGGAAACTTATGCTGAGACAGACGGGTATCGCACAGGTTATGGTCTGCGTACTTACGGCACCAGCATATACGGCGAGAACGCAAGCGTTGAGACAGGCGCAGCGTCCATAAGTACAACATCTAGTACAACTGCAAACGCTGTGATTGACGCTGTTGGTGCTGTTGATATTCAAACTGCTGCAACGGTTACGTCTAGCGGTGAGATTAGTGTTGTTGGGGCTGCGTCAGATGCGATGACATCGAGCGTAACGGTAAGCGCAGCGATTACGGCGAATGCGTCAACGTCCACAAGTGCAACATCCTCTACTACCTCTAGCGCACGCAGAAAGTGGGAAGATGAGGCTGATCCTAGCGATACATGGACAGATGCAACAGATGATGATAATGTGACGTGGACAGATGCGCCCGTCAGAGTAGCGGCATAAGGATTTAATTATGGCAGATACAACTACCACAACCTTTGGCTTAACCAAGCCAGAAGTCGGTGCCTCAGAGGATACTTGGGGTACAAAAATCAACACGAACCTAGACACCATTGATGACCTACTTGACGGTACAACAGCCATTACGCCAAACCTCACAGTAGGGTCTTGGCAGGTTGGCGGTGTAGCGGTTACATCAACTGCGGCAGAGCTAAACTTGCTAGATGGCGTAACGGCGACAACAGCAGAACTGAACTACGTTGACGGTGTTACTTCGGCCATCCAAACGCAGTTAGATGCTAAGGTCGGATCAAGCTACACAGGCGATGTGGACATCACAGGCGAACTGATCGTTGACAGCTACAACGAAACTTACGGTGCGGTTACATCATCCTCTAACGCCACTACGGTGGACTGTGAGGCGGGTAACGCATTCAGCCACACACTGACAGAGAATACCACGTTCACGTTCTCTAACCCACCTGCCAGCGGCACTGCGTATAGCTTCAGCCTTGAAATCATTCAGGATGCGTCTGCAAGCGGTTACACAGTCACTTGGCCTAGCTCAGTAGATTGGCCTGCTGCAACTGCACCTACGCTAACAGCAACCGCAAGTGCAAAAGATGTTTTCATTTTTTATACTAGAGATGGCGGCACAACATGGTACGGCTTCACGGCAGGTCAAGCATTGGGGTAACTAATGGCTACTAAGAAAAAACTACTTCAGGCGGCGGCTGGCGGCGCTGGTAGCGTTGCTTGGGACTTAGATTATGCTTATCTTGCTCCGCAGTCTCAGATAGATGGGCCATTAAGTGCAAAGGTTGGTACAACTTCAGAACCATTTGACTTAGGAAGTATGCCATCATTTTCTATTGGTTCATCAAGCCCAGAGGGTCTTGATTGGTCGCCAGATGGCACAAAGCTGTACATGGCAGAAAGCAACGGTAAGGACATTCGGGAATACACAACAACTGTCCCTTATAGTGTAACTAACACTTTCTTTTCTCTGAACTACACGCTCGCAGTAGATGTTCCCGCAATGGGAAATATAACACAACCTCAAAGTGTCAGAATGAAGCCCGATGGGACTATGATGTTTATTGCATGGGGTAGTGGTGTTTACGCCTATGACTTGAGTACGGCTTGGGACTTGTCTACAGCCTCATATGCAAGCTCAAAAAATTGGTCAGGAAATGCTAATGGTTTGTTTTTCAAGCCAGATGGCACAAAAATGTACATTTGTACTAGCAGCTCTGAGTTGAGAGAGTTTAGTTTGAGCACAGCTTGGGATCCTAGCACTGCTAGTCAGAACGTATATGTAAGTATATCCTCTGACGAAAGTAGCACAGAGGATTTATGTTTTACAAATGATGGCAAGTACATGATTGTCATTGGACGTGGGCATGATGAGTTCAACCAGTACCAACTTTCTACGCCTTGGGACATCAGCACTAAGTCACTAGATAAAACTGTTGCTGTAGGTAACATGACAGCACCAAGGGCAATTGCACTATCCTACGATAATCTATTTATGTGGGCATCTGGCTCCAATACTGACACTATCTATAACTATAGAACTTGTGGGTATCATAATACTACTTATACACAGCCAGAAGCCTTGCGAATAGCTGACAACGGCACAAAGCTATATGTAATTGATGGTCAAGCAGCCGATTATATATTGCAGTATTCCTTGAGTACAGCTTATGACTTATCTACTATTTCCTATGTGCGTAACTTTAGCATTAACGCACAGCAAGCAAACCCACTGGGTTTGTATTTTAAATCAGATGGAACACAGTTTTTCATATGTGGAAATAGTGGTGACGATATTGATACCTATGACTTGAGTACGGCTTGGGATATCTCAACTGCTTCCTACACACGAACAGGCGATCCAAATGCTGGTATTACACCTTCAGGGTTATATTTCAAGCCAGATGGCACAAGGGTTTTTCTATGTGATAGTGCGGCACCAACAGTCTATCAAAGAGATATATCTACAGCTTGGACGGTAACAACAGGTAATATGAGTGCGCCAGCTTCTGGTGGAACATTTTCAATACCGCAAATAAACGGAGGCAATGTTGGTGCTAGAGACATAGCCTTTAAAGCAGATGGAACAATAATGTATCTTTCCGATGCTGGGGCAGGTGATGCAATACACGCTTATGACCTTGCTACGGCGTGGGATATAACAACAGCAACTTACTCTAAAAGTTTTGAACCTGCTGTTTATGACGGAGAGTATTTTACAGATGGTGGTTTTCATGCGTTAGACTTTTCACCTGATGGCGACAAGTTCTATTATGGTGGCAAAAACAGCAACTCTATTTTCCAATACAACATAGACGAAGATCAAGAATACGCCTACTAACAAGCAGATAGGAGATTACAATGTTTGTTAAAATTACAAATGGCACAGTAGACCAATACCCATATAGTGTTGGACAGTTGCGCCGTGACAATCCAAACACATCTTTTCCAAAGAATATTCCAAATCCAATTTTGGAAAGTTATGGGGTTTTTGCTGTCACCATTGCAGGGGCAACAGATTATGATCCTAAAACACAAAAGATAACAAGAAGCAGCACACCTGTTCTTGTAGATGGAAACTGGACAATTACTAAAACGGTTGTTGCTCTTAGCGATGACGAGGTGACTGTATACAATAATCGCATTGCTGCCGAAAACAGAGAAGAACGAGACAGACGATTGGCTGTTACAGATTGGTGGGCCTCATCAGATTTGACCATGACAGCGGAACAAACGACTTATCGTCAAGCCCTAAGAGATATTACATCTCATGCAAATTGGCCTCACTTGGCGGCAGACGACTGGCCCACGAAACCTTAATGGGGGAGACATGGTAAATGCCACTCATCCCACTCCAAATCCCAAAAGGTCAGTATCGCAACGGTACTGACTACATGTCGCAGGGCCGATGGCGTGACGCCAATCTTATCCGTTGGCATGAGGACGCACTACGTCCGATTGGCGGTTGGCAGCAGCGCGGCACAGTCGATCTAAATAAAACCGTGCGCGGGATGCTTGCTTGGGAAGATAACTCAGGCAACCGATACGTTGCATTTGGTGCGCACGACAGCTTAACCGCTATGACTTCGGGCAACACAACTTACGACATTACGCCAACGTCATTCACAACGGGTCGCGTAACAGCCACTGCCCTAACTGGGTATGGCGGCGGGCTATACGGTTATGAGCTATACGGCACACCTCGATCCGACACTGGCGTTCTGCAACGCGCAACAACGTGGTCACTAGATAACTGGGGCGAATACTTGCTGGCCTGCTCATCCGACGATGGCAAGATTGTTGAGTGGCAGCTAAATGGCGCAACACCAGCCGCAGCGCTTGCAAATGCGCCAGTAGATAACACTGCCATGATGGTGACTGAGGAGCGCTTTGTGTTTGCGCTTGGCGCAGGCGGCAATCCCCGCAAAGTTCAATTCTCAGATAGAGAAGATAACACAGTCTGGACACCAGCAGCCACAAACGAGGCTGGCGATATTGAGTTGCAAACCAATGGCACAATCCTAGCTGGGTTAAGAACGCGCGGTCAGGCGCTTATCCTAACAGATCAGGACGCACACACTGCGACATACCAAGGCCCACCCTTTGTGTATGGCTTTGAGCGTGTTGGTACGTCATGCGGTCTAATCGCACCTCTTGCTGCTGCATCAGTTGACGCTGGGGCAATCTGGATGGGTCGCCGCAGTTTCTTCTTATACTCTGGCGGTCAAGTTCAGGAGATACCGTGCGATGTTGGCGATTACGTGTTCAGCGATATGAACACAGACCAGCGCAGCAAAATCGCGGCAGTGCCTAATGCACAGTGGAATGAGATTTGGTGGTTCTACCCAAGCGGCGGCGCAACTGAGTGTGACCGCTACGTTGCGTATGATTATGTGGAAAACATCTGGATGACAGGTGAGCTAGATCGCACATCTGGCGTTGATCGCGGCGTATTCCGCGAACCTATGTGGATACAGTCTGACGGTGAACTTTACGAGCATGAGATTGGCTATACATACGGATCGGCAACGCCTTACGCAGAAACTGGGCCTATCTCTATTGGTGCGGGTGATAACGTCATGCGCGTCACCAGCCTAATACCAGATGAAAAAACGCAGGGCGATGTAAGTGCCAAGTTTAAAACACGGTTCTACCCTAACGCAGCAGAAACAGAACACGGGCCGTTCACAATGAGCAACCCGACAGACGTGCGCTTTACAGGTCGTCAAGTGCGAATGCGTGTTGAGGGTAATACCAACGCAGATTGGCGCGTGGGCGTAATGCGGATTGAAGCAAGGGCAGGCGGGAAGCGATGAGAATAATCCCGCCATTTACGGAAAACACTAAGGCGTGGGCTGAAAACCTGCGCCGTTATCTT